ATTTTTAACCATTTCAAACGACTCCGCCACTAGCGTTAACTGCACCCGCACATTCTCCAGGCTGTCCGCCCCGTCATGCGACCGCAAATTCTTCCCGCTGATCCGCTGATAGGCAATAGCCGGGTAAGCCGCATCTTGCGGAATCAACAACGGATACACCCGATCCCCAATGATCGCATACACGCTTGCATCTCCCACCAGCGCCGTGCGGATCGCAGATTCCAGCGTCATTCCACCTTCCTCCGCACAATTTCACCCATAATCTTGATTGCCTCATCTTTTTTCGTATCTAATGCTGGTCTTAAAAATGGTTTTGCTGCCATTCCAGGATGAGCTACTCCTCGTGTAACAACCAACCCTTGATCTCCCTCGAATACAAGCGGTTCGCCTTTTATCGCATGGGCTTTCGCACCTAATTCAAAGAATCTCCAATACCATTTTTCTTTATCAAATCCAATAATTGCTTCATCTGATTTTACATCTATGCGAATATGACCACTCTTCGGCGCCCGGTTGTCCGCCTCATCCGCAATAACCTTTGCTCCCTCTCCCAGCGCCTCCTTCCGCATCGCCGTCACCTGGCTCTTCCTCAGCTCTAGCTCCTTATACAATTCATCCATTCCCTTCAACGCTAACCTAATCATTTACATCTTCCTTGCACATCAACTCCAGCTCCTTGTGCTGCTCCCGTGGATCAATAACTGACACAACCTCAAAAATCCGCTCGCCATACTTCACTCGCATCTTCGGACTGATCCCACTTCGATATCGTATTCGGATCCGGTGATCTACGTTTGCTTGCGCCGCCGCCGCTTCCACATACTCCCTCCCCCGCAATGGCTCGATGCTCGCCCATACCGTCGCCACATCCTGCCAGCTCTGCACCACCTCACCATAACTGTTCTTTGTACCCACCAGCTTCTGAATAACAATCCTATGCCTCAACCATCCTGCAAACATTCCTCATCCTTTCATCCCTTATCCCTTATTTTCATCCTTCATCCTTCTTCCCTCATCCTTTATTTTCATCCCATCAAAACCCCCATACCCGATATGGCGCTAACAATGCATCCACCGCCATCGGCAATTGCATGATATTAGCCCCACGTTCGATAATTACCGCCTCTCGATTCTCATAATAATGTCCGCATAATAACCGTATCGCATGGCGGATTGGCTCTGGTAGACTATCGCCGCTCGTACCATACCCAGCTTTGAAAGTGATTTTCACTGCCCCCATCGGATACAATTCCGATGTCGGAAAACTCTCCCCATCTGCCAGCATCAATCTGCCAATATCTGTCGCATCATAAAGATATTTATTGCTCTCCAGCGTGTATTCTGTGCCGGCGCTGTCCTTGTAAACAATAGATTCCACACTAATTAATGGCGGCATAGGTAGCTCTAATATAGCTCCACTCAACCACCATCCATCCAAAATCAATTGCCATGTCTGCTGGATCAACGCCCGCCGTGTTATCGCCTCCACATGCTCCCGTGCCGTTTTGATAATAGCATTCAATAATGCATCCTCATCCGTCCCATCGATGCGCAAATGTGCTTTCAATTCTGATAAACTGATTGGTTCAATTGTCGGAGGCGTTATCAGTTTCAACATGCTTCTTACTCCGCTTCTCTCCTCTAGGCAAAATAGCTTTCTCAGCCGGCTCTATATTTCTACTTTCCGGCATCGCTTTCTTTAGCGCAATCAAAATCCGCGCACTCTCCTCTTTGGCTTCGACAACATCCCCCGCCTCCACCACACGACCATCACAAATCGTATTCCTCAATATCCTTATCTTCATCCTTCATCCCTTCTTTCATCCTTCATCCTTTCCTGCATCCTCGGGATGAAGAATGCCCCACTTCATCCTTCATCCCTCATCCTTCATCCTTCTTACGCCGTTAGCGCATCCAGCATAGCCGCAAAGCTCTCTGGATGTCGTACCGCAATATCCACATCCTGCAATGCAGTTACCCGCACAGCACCGGTCGTGTCATTGGCATACGGGTTGACCAGGATATCCAGCCCGCCCCACATACCAATCAGCAAATCGTTCCAGTTTCCAAAGAAAATCGCCGAGCAAACACCAATGGATGTGCCCTTATCCAGGTCGCTCCGCACCTGACTGGTCACATACGCCGGATAACCATTCAAGGGAGTGTTGTTGTTCTCCCACACCATGATATCCCCGTAAGTTGCTGTTCGTGGCGTAACCTTCAGCTTCCCGCGCACCTTCGCATTCGTCATATAAGCCAATGCGCCGATGTCCGCATTATCCACAGAGACCTCCGTTTCAAGCGCTACGATATTTGACCAGGTTGGTGCCGCACCGTTCGTTCCGCCAACCACACTCCCGATCCCAGATGTAGCCGCAATTCCGGTCGGTTGATTGCTGGACCCGCTTCCGTGAAGTGCCGCATAATCAATCGCTAGCGCCAGCACAGTCGCCAAATCATTCCGCACGAATGCCTCTACATCAATACTGGATTGTTTGAGCAGCTTGCGGCTGATCTCCGTGAAAGCTCCAACCGTCTTCGGAGATAGCGGGACTTGCCCGACAGTCTGCTGACTCTCCGTTGGCGCACTGTTTTCCGCCACCCAGTAAGCCGTCGCCCCGCCAGATTGCTTCGGAATCGCCACATCGCCAACGAGGCCGCCTAACACAGTCGCCCCAGCGCGCTGCACCATCATCCGGTTGCGCAGCAGTTCAATGAACGATTGCGCCAGTAAATCGGTGGATACCAGATACCCGCCCGCGCTGTTAGTACCCTTCACCAGGTCGCGCTGCTCCAGCCAGTCCTGCGGCACAAAAAAACCCTGTGGATCGCGCCCAAGCTGCCGCGCTGTCGCCTCGCTCGCCTCACGTTCCAGCTCAGCGCCCCGCCAGTCATGGCTGGCCGCCGCTCGGATCGCCCGCACCAGGCTGTACCGCTTCAAATCTCCACCGTCCATGCCGATTCTTGCCCCATTCTTGGCCGCATTCTCGGCCGCCAGCGCAAACAACTTCTCGCGGCGCACAATCTCCGCGTCAATCTGCTCGATCTCGCCAATAACGGCATCATAGGCCTGATTCTCAGCATCGTTCAGGCCGCGCTTCTCCTCATCCGCCGCCTCGATCAACGCCTTTGCTTTTTCCATCAGTTGAGCCCGCTTATCGCGTAACTCTCGTAATTTATCAGTCATTTTAAACCTCCTAATTCCAATAGTTTCAATCGTTTCTTCTTCACCTCCAAAAGCGCTTGCTCCTGCAATGGCTCTTGGTTTTCCTTGGCCGGCGTTCCGTCCTCCTGGATCGGCGCTGCGTCCGCCATTCGTGCCATTAACACGTCCCTCGCCACCGCAATTGTCTGCGGATAGGCCGGATACGTGACCACACTCACATCGAACAACTTCGCCACACTCACAATTTCCCGTTTCTGGTTACCATCCTCCTGATACCAGCGGTCGAATTCAACTGTGAACCCGAAACTCATCTGATTCACATCTCCCCTCTGCATCATGGTTACCAGGTCTTTTGCATATTGTGTTTCGGGTAGGATAATCTTCACTTTTAATCCAACTTCATCCTCCCATAACTCCAGCGTCCCAGTAGATCGCCTCCCCAAAATCATATTCATATCATGATTGATTAGCGCCCGTACATCATCCCCGTTATCCAATGCTTTTTTGAAAGCACCGGGAAGGATAATCTCTTGAAATCCACCAATATCTTCACTCCATTGATTGAATACCGCTGCATAACCCTCAATCGTCGCTGGTATTCCGTCCGCAATATTCGCCCTCAGCTCACTTGCCCCGATTTCTCGTCGTTCCATCATTCTCCCTTCCTCCAATCCTGCATCGATGCGGTGTTTGCGCAAGTGTTTTTCAACACCATCCCTGTCCGTTTCCGGAATATCTGCTTGGGATAATCTCGCTAATGCATTATTCACCGCCGCAATGTTCGCTGGCGCATCAAGTTTTGGTTGATGATGCGGGAATTTATAAGAGCTTTTCGCTTCCGGATCGCCCTCATCATCCACCCATGCGTGCATATACCGCAAGATTTTCGCGTCATTTGGCGCATCCGCAATTGCCTTTGCGCCATCCCATTTACTTACCGTGTCCACTTTCGTCGTATGTGGCTTAATTGCTCCCATCACAACCTCCTATCCAGCTACAATCATACAATTACACCCATCATGTAATGGCGGATGAGCATGATCTTGCTGTACGGTATAAGGCTCTCCGTCTTGATTTAATTGATCCCCTGCTTTTACGAATGTCATCGAAATCGGAATCCTCTTTCCATCTAATTCCGCACAAATCGGACAATTTTTACCCGGTGAAGTAACCCAGGTTATGAATGCAATCCCCAACAACGTCCATGCCAGCTTACTGAACGCCCCGTTCGCCCTCGAACTCTCATAATTTCCATCTGCGTCTGCTCTGGTGGTATCCCAATCTTCCATTTCACTATCTAACTCGTCAACGATATCCGTCCCATTCTTCTGCGCCCGATTGATCGCCTGAGTTATCCTCTTTCGGCTGTCATATTCTTCCCGCCGTGTGAAACTATCCACATAGCTCTTGACGAATCTTTGAACTGCTTCCTGATCAATGAAATCTTCACCAACCTCATCTGCTGCTGCCAAAGCCACCAGTTTTCCATAGGTCTCCGTTACCTTCAACATATTACGGAAAACATATTCCTTATGCTCTTGATAAAAATCATCTAAGAATCGATTGAAATCTGCCAGAGTCCGACTCTTGAAAATCCGCTTTGCTGCCGTAAGAATATCCGACCGCTCCCGTCGGTAAATCCTGCTAATTGCATCACTGAATACTTTTTGATATTCCTCCATCAACCGCCGGCGGTTTTTAATCGCTGCATCTCTCCGCTCTACGGATATGTTGCGTCTTTCCATTCCTTCCCATTGCGTCCGCTGGCTGTTATCGGTCACGGTATCGAGCGGAGTCATATTCAACGGCGTCAGATATTGGTCGCCATTATTGAGCGGATTCATCTCTTCCAGCTCTCGGATCTCATTAATGCTCATCCATCCCCATTGTCTCGCTGTTGCATAAGCCCGATAGCGACTCTCCACATCCCCCCTGAGCAGCCCCGCCACCGTATGCTTGGCATAATAAATCCCACGCTCCCGCTCCAGCAATAAATGAGTATTGATAGATTGCTCAATATTAACCAGCCACGGCATCAAGGAATAAGTGACAAATTCCAACCCCATATGCTCGATATTTGAGAATGTCGCCCGATCTAAATCGCCAATCATATGTGGCGGAATGCGAAAAATGCGTGCAATTTCACTGATTTGAAATTTCCTGGTTTCCAAAAGTTGAGCATCTTCTGGGGAAATCCCCAGCTTTTCTGGCTTCATCCCCTCTTCCAATATCGCAATTTTATGCGCCTTCTCAAACCCCTTATGCCGATCTTCCCAAGATACCCTCAATCGTTTATATGCCTCATCAGATAGCTTGCCCGGATGTATTAATACAAATCCAGGTTCGGCATTGTTACTAAAGAAAGATGCTCCATAACCAGAAGCTGCCAACGATACTCCAATCGCTTCCCTTGCCATCCGCAAAGGACTGTATCCAACGACTCCATTCCGACTCAACCCTCGCAAGTGCCATACATTTTCGCTGTTGAGATAGATGTAATCTCCCCCAAATTTATCTGGCAATTGCACAGCATATAACAACATCCCAGTCTTTTTCTCGCGGACAATCTGTACACTGTCCGGGTTGATTGGCCAGAGCCCAACGATTCTACCCGCATCGTCATATTCAATATAAGAATAGGCATTCCCACGTAAACACAAGTGATTCATGATGACCTGGCGGTAGTCGAATGAGGTCATTTCATCATTTGGTGCATCATGCAATTTAGAATAGAGCGGGTGATCCAGTGCTTTTTCTCGTACCCGTCCATTCTGCCGATATAAAACTAATGGAAGCATCGCCACAGATTCACTCAACACCCGCACGCAGGCATAAACAGCCGATACCTGCAAAGCATTTTCCTCTGTAACTACGACTCCGCTTAAGGATAGGTTTGATAATGCGCCTCTTTGCGCAATCAAACCAGCTCCGCTCTTCTCATCTAACATCCGCTTCTCGAAATACCCCATCAATCTGGATAAGATGCTCATAAGGTCAATATCCCTCGATCTTCATAGATGGACCCGCCGTCATCATGCCTCAAAGCTCGATCCAGCGCCATAATAAGCGCCACCATTCCATCAATTTTCTCAATCGAGCGTTGTTTATCAGGCTTGATATTGCCTGCTGGATCAACCGCTGCCACCAGATTATCCGCCATCCATGCCAATACGGGATTATTACCATGTGCCAGCTTATGACTGAGAATTAATTTCTCCAGCTCCTTCATTGGCGCGCTCATCGAAGCAAACCCTTGCCCAAACTGAATACATGTCAATCCCAATTCTTCGATAGACTGCACAATCTTTGTCGCTCCCCAGCGGTCGAACGCAATCTCTTGCAAATCATATATCTGCGCATCTTCATCAATCTGCGCCAGAATATAATCGTAATCAATCACATTGCCCGGCGTTGCCACCATGTATCCCTGCCGTACCCATGCATCATATGGCACTCGGTCACGATGACTGCGCTCATGCATCGATTCTTCCGGTATCCAAAACCGGCATAATACCTTATAAGCATCTCCAACCTCATCCGGCGGAAACACCAGAATAAATGCACTCACATCCGTAGTCGAAGATAAATCCAACCCGCCATAACACCTGCGTCCGCGCAATCCATTCGCATCCACCGCCTCGCCGCACAATTTCCAATGCTCTAGATTGACCCATTTCGTCTCACTTTGCGTCCACACATCCAGATCGAGACGCAAAAAAGCATTAAGCTGGCTCGGAATTTCCCTCGCCCGTTGTGCCTGCTGGCGCATATATTCAACCTTTTTGCTTATCCCCAGGTTCGGATTAGCCTTGCGCCAGGTCGCTTCATCCTGCCAATCATCATCCGCATCAATCGTATAGATGATTCCAAACCAGCGATCATCCTGAACAACCCCGCTCAAAACCTTCTCCGTGTACTCATGATGCTCCCAGCAAATGGATTCTCGGTCATATCCCGCCGTGGTGATCTCAAATTGCAATGGATTCCGCCGCGCGCTTTGCGCCGTCTCCAAAATATCAACCAAATCCCTTGTCTTATGTGCGTGCAGCTCATCGATGATCGCCCCATGCACATTGAGCCCGTCCATGCTGTCCGTATCTCTACCAAGTGGCTCAAATTTGCTTTCCGTACTCTCCACATGCAGGTTATCTCGGAATACTCGCACTCGTTTTCTCAGCGCTGGGCTTGCTTTAACCATGCGCGTCGCCTCACTGTGCGTAATCCGCGCCTGATCTCGCTTCGTTGCCGCGCTGTAAACCTCTGCACCAGGTTCTCCATCCGCCGTCAGCAGATAGAGTCCAACTCCCGCCGCAAGCGTGCTCTTCCCATTCTTACGCGCAACCTCGTTATACCCCCACCGAAAGCGCCTCGTACCATCCTCTCTTTGCCATCCAAACAAATTCCAAACAATAAATTGCTGCCACGGCTCGAGCCGAAACGTCTGCCCTGCCCATTCCCCCTTACTATGCTTCACCAGGCTGAAAAACCGCAGCGCCAGCTCTGCCCGTTCACGCTCCAACCTCAACCCCCTCTCCTTGCCAGATTCCAGATCGGCAACATATCGCAGGCAAGCCAAACGCTCCCACTTACCCGCTGCAATCTTTCCGTCTAACACGCCATCCACGTACTGCATGACCTCGCGCTCATCCATCCTTGGCAACCTTCACATCTTTCCCAAACAATA